ACATGTGTTAAAGGTGCTTCAACTATTAAATTCCATGATGCCACTGATGCGGCTTCTTCTGCACCATTAAGTGCAAGTTCTGACGTAGTAGTTAAAACTGAAGCATATGAACCATATAAATGTTATGTGGTAGGTACTGCTTTTGGTGCTGGTAGTGGATATCCAGAAACTTGGCAAGATCAACCTTATTCAACAGGTCACGGTATGACTCAAATCTTTAAAACATCAGCAGTGATGAATAATACAGATAGAGCTACTGTACTTAAATATGAAGGTAATGAATGGGCAAGAATCTGGAAAGAAAAGTTAATTGAACATAAATGGGATATTGAGCAAGCATTATTATTTGGTAACCAAAGTGAAACTTATGGTACTACTGAAGGTGCATGTAACTTTATTTCTACTTATGGAAATGCTTTTTCATTAAACACAGCTACTAAAACACAGGATTCTTTCTTAGATGATTTATCAGCTATGTTAGATCCTAGATATAATAATGCAGCTTCAACTGTATTCTTCTGTTCTACAGCAGTTTACAATTGGCTACACAAATTATCTGGATACTTTGCTAACAATGTTGAAATTTCACCTAATTTTAATGCTGATTTTGCAATGAGCGGAAAGAAAAAAGTGTTTGGTATTGATATGACAACTATATCAACTATTTATGGTGATATGAATGTTGCAAGAAATGTTCATTTAGATGGTACTGACATTAAAATGTTAGGTATTAATATGAAATATTGCGCATACAGACCATTAGTTGGAAATGGTTTAAATAGAGATACTGGAATCTACGTGGGAGTTCAAACTTTAGAGAACTCTGGTGTCGACCGTAGAGTAGATCAAATATTAACAGAAGCTGGCATGGAGTGGTGTTGTCCTGAAACTCATGCTATGTGGACATAAGGAGGATAGTTAAATGGCAAATCCATTATATGGACAAAATAAAGCTGATGATCATCTAGACTATCAGCCAAAAATAGTAAAACTACCTATTAATGGTGGTGTAGCTATTACTGCAACAAGTCATGCTGCAGGAGATCACGGTATTGCATGGAAAAATCCAGAAGGTGTAGATATCATAGTAGAATGTGTAGTTTTAGATGTAACAACTGCAGCAACAGGTTCTGCAACATTTGATATTGGAGTTGCAGCTGATGGAACTACTGGATCTGATACTTTATTTGATGCAGTAGATGTTGGATCGGCAGCAATATTAGCTACTAATGGAGTTAATGGAGGAACTAATGGTAAAACAATGGTTCCTATGACATCTTCTCAATATATCACAGGTGATGCTAGTGCTAGTGTAGCTGGCAATATCTGGATTAAATATTGGGTTCCAAGCAAAATAAGTTAGGAGGCTGATTATGGCAAAAGTGCAGGTATCTGCTAAACACGTTGATGATCAAGAAGTATCTTCGGTAACTGCTGTAGCTACTACAGGTGCTGCTGTTACTGCAAAGGGGCTTGTAAAAGTCACTACAGCTTCTAGTGGTTTATTATTGTTGTCTGATGGCGAATGGAATGGACAGGAATGTCTATTAGTTCTTGATTCAGGTAGTGATGATTTAACTATCAAGAATGCTGCAAATGATGCTGTGATTAAAGGATATTCATCTTGGGACGTTAGTGCTGAAACTGTTGTTTTATGCAAATGGTTTCATGACGGAACAAATGGATATTGGTACGGATTAGGCGGAGCAGCTTAAATAAACTAAATCCTGCTTCCTATTAGTTTTCTCTTCTAGGAGGCAGGATTAAAGTTATGGCAGACGAACTAAAAGCAAATTATGGGAAAGATACTGGTTCAGGTAAAAAACTGAACACAGGATCATTGCGCAGAAGCTATAATACAAAAAAGAAGAAGAGCAAAAAATTTAAGTATAAAGTAAAAAAGAATA